ATTATGTAACAATCCCTGAAGAAAAATACGATGTCATCGAGAGCATGGTAGATAAACTTGATGAAATGGAAGGTAAACTCAACGAGCAAATCGAAAAGAATATTGCTCTTAATAAGAGATTAGCCGAGTCAGTATCCGATGTAGTCTTTGCAGACGTAACTGAAGGTCTTGCTCTTTCACAGAAAGAGAAGTTAGCTAATTTAGTAAACAATGTTGAGTTTGAAAGTGAAACAGCATACCGTGAGAAGCTAGAAACGTTGAAGGAATCTTATTTCCCAACAAAAGTAGCTCAAAGAAACCAAACAGAGAATTTAACAGAGGAAGCAGGATCCCCAGTTGAGACTACAAATCATAGTCCATCTATGGAAGCATACCTTAAAACTCTCAGCAGAGTTTCTAAAAAATGATTTTTATATCATAAATTCAAACTAAACTTTAAAAAGAGGTAAAATTTCAAATGCAAGCCCCTATTAATACCGAGGCTTTACAAGAGAAATGGGGACCACTACTAAATGCGGAAGGACAAGATCCTATTAAAGACGCACATCGTAAGATGGTTACTGCAGTTCTCTTGGAAAACCAAGAAAAAGCATTAAGAGAAGAAAGAGAGTTTTTAACTGAAACTCCAACAGTAAACACAGATCCATCAGGAACAGGTAATCCTGGTTTCAGTGGTTCTGCAGTATCACCAGTCGCAGGTTTCGATCCTGTTCTAATCTCATTGATTAGAAGAGCAATGCCTAACTTAGTGGCATATGACCTTGCTGGTGTTCAACCAATGAATGGTCCAACAGGACTTATCTTTGCGATGAGATCTCGTTACGATAATCCATCAGGAGATGAGACATTCTACAACGAAGTCGATTCAGCATTCTCTGGTCAGAACAAAGGAGATACACTTACAGGCGGATTCGTAGACGGAAACGTTGGTTTGGGTACAACAGCACAACAAGAATTAAACAACGCAGGGTCTAACCCAGGTTTACTTGGTGCTACTGGTACTGCAGCACAGCAGAAGATCTACAACGTAGGTATGGGAATGAAGACCTCTGAGTCTGAAGCCCTTGATGGTACAGGTGCAGGTGGATTCAACCAGATGGCATTCTCAATCGAGAAAGTCACTGTGACTGCGAAGTCCAGAGCACTAAAGGCAGAGTACAGTTTAGAACTTGCTCAAGACCTCAAAGCAATCCACGGATTGAATGCAGAGGCTGAGTTAGCAAACATTCTATCAACTGAGATTCTTGCTGAGATCAACAGAGAAGTTATCAGAACAATCTATAACGTTGCTGAAGCTGGTGCACAAGTCAATACAGCAACTGCTGGAACATTTGACTTAGACGTTGACTCAAACGGAAGATGGTCTGTTGAGAAGTTCAAAGGTTTGATCTTCCAGATCGAAAGAGATGCTAACGCAATCGCACAAAGAACTCGTCGTGGAAAGGGTAACATGATCCTATGTTCCGCAGACGTTGCTTCTGCACTAACAATGGCAGGTGTACTTGATTACACTCCAGCGTTAAATGCAAACTTAAATGTAGATGACACAGGTAATACATTTGCTGGTGTTCTTGCAGGTAAGTTCAGAGTCTACATCGACCCATATGCTGCAAACAGTTCTGCTTCACAGTACTATGTTGCAGGTTATAAAGGTACTTCACCTTATGACGCAGGTATATTCTACTGCCCATACGTTCCTCTACAGATGGTACGTAGTGTGGGAGCAGATAGTTTCCAACCAAAGATTGGATTCAAGACTCGTTACGGAATCGTTGCAAACCCATTTGCAAAAGGAGCAACACTAACTGATCCTGGTGTTCTTTCACGTAACAGCAATGTTTACTACAGAAGAGTTAGAGTTAACAACTTAATGTAATTCAAACATACATATTTTTTCAGAGACCCTTATGGGTCTCTTTTTTTATGTTCGGTTTTCACTATACTTGACATTTAAAAAAAGTTGATATATAATTTGTATATTAATTCACGTTGTCAATCCTTTAACCTACGGGTGGTGACGCAACGCAAAATAACGGAGATTACTATGAATTACCCAGAGAAGGACAACCTTGTCCCTTTAACATTACTCGCTGCAAATTTAGGATACACTCCTAAGAAAAAAGATTTCAACGAAGACGACTATATTCCAGTCACATTAGTTCCTGCTAGATTACTATATGCAGATGAAGACTTCCAAAGACTTCTAAATCAGTCAATGATTAGAAGTGCAGAGGAATTCGATCCACATTTGGTAAGACCATTATATGTTTTTGTAAGACCAAACGGTAAACATTCAGTTGCGGATGGTCAACATGAGTCAGTTATTGGTATCCTATACACCACTCAATCTGGAGAGTTGTTACTCCCCTGTCAAGTAAGAGTCCATCCAAAACACTTTACTTTACAGCAATGTATAGATGTAGAGGCAAACTTCTTTAAGAAGTTAAACTTTAACAGAACTAATGTTGGTCTAATTGACAGATTACGTGCCGATATTGCATTAAAAGATGATGATGCACTTAAAATAGAAGAGAAACTTATAGATATGGGTGTCAATATTGAAGGACTTGGAAATCCAGAAGGTGTACCCGTAAATGGTTATAGAAAACTAATGGAAGCACATGATTCTTTTGGTCTTAAATGTGTTACTGACGCAATTGACTTGATTGAAAGACATCAAGAAGATGTTAATGCACCAAAATGGATTAAATCTGATAAGGCACTTGCAGGTGGATTAATTGGAGGTATTGCTGCTTTATATCACTTATTACCATATCTTGGTAAAGGAGATAAAAACTATGCTCTTAAAACATATCTTGATAATAACTTAAGAGAAGATAAACCACTAGGTAAAAAATCTTTGATGTCTGATATAGGTGGTGACTTACAGACAGTATTGTTTGCAAGAAGAGTCATAAGTTCCTGCAACACCCTTATTAAACATGGTGTCATCAGGAAAAAAGATGGAACTAAACTACAAGTTGAGATTGAAGAAACAGTTTTAACGAAAGCAGGTTTAGGAGATCCAAGTGCTAAAAAAGAAGAATCATAAAACAGGGGGATCATTCCCCTCTTTTTTTTGTCTAAATAAAGTATAATACTAAAAATACCGATGAAGTCAACTCCAAGAGAAATACAAGAAGCTCATCAAAATTATAAAAAAGTATCTGATCATTTAATCCGTGAAGGTTATGCTCCAGATCAAACATCTGCTGATAATATCATTCGTGGTATGAGTGAAGAGTGGTTTAACTTAATTATAGAAGAATGAAATCCTTTAAAGACTTTATGGAGTCTACAGACCCAGTAGGAAAAAAATGTCCAAAAGGTCAATATTATTGCTTCACAGACAAAAAATGTAAGAAGATTCCAACGGGATACCGTATTGGATATGGTGGACGTTTAGCACCTGATAATCGTTCTGATGGTGGTGATGATAGTAAAAATGGTAATGGTAATGGTAACGGAAATGGTAATGGCAATGGTGGTAATGGCAATGGTGGTAATGGTGGAGGCAATGGTGGTGGTGGAAATGGTGGTGGCGGAGGTGAGTAATGGCTGACCCATTTGCTAACCAAATACAAAATCGTAACTTTCTAGCACCTGTTGGATTCAAATTTACATTGGCAAAATATCCGAAGGTTGCATTTTTCTCAAACTCTGCTAGAATACCAGAGATATCACTTGGAACTGCTACTCAACCATCTTATTTGAAAGATATTGATATACCAGGTGAGAAATTAGCATATGGAGATCTTATAATTAGATTCCTTGTTGATGAGAATATGAAAAACTATATGGCAATCCACAACTGGTTGAAAGGTATAGGTTTTCCAGAAACACCTCAACAGTTTGCAGATCAAACTACGGATAGAGATGGTGTAAGAGATCCTAAAGAAGTATTCAGTGATGGAAGTTTACACATTTTGAATAGTAATTTTAAAGATGTTGCTGTTGTAAAATTCAACGATTTATTTCCAGTTGGACTGACTTCATTAGAATTTGATGCTACAGAAACAGATATCAACTACTTTACAGCAGAGGCAGTTATGCGTTATACTGTATATAATATATTTGATACGGATGGTAGAACTCGTCTATGAATCTTGAAAAAATTCAAGAGATGTGGGAGCGTGATGCGAACATTGATCCTGATAACTTACATAATGAATCATTAAAAATACCTCAACTTCATTCAAAATATTACACGATATATAATACTATTTCGTTATTAAGAGAGAAGGCAAGAGACTCATATAATCGTATTCGTCTAGAAAGATATAACTACTACACAGGAAAAGCACCTGCAGAGGTTTATGCCGAAGATCCATTTCCGTATAAGGTTAGAGAGAAAGACGCAATACAGAGGCATATGGAGGCAGATGAGAAGTTAAGTACGGCAGAGATGAAAATAAAGTATTATGATGTCACTCTTAAATTTCTTGAAGAGATTATTCGTAATGTCTCAGGTCGTACATATCAAATTAAAAATGCCATTGAATGGCAAAGATTTCAATCAGGATTCTAATGATAAGAGAACTCGTAAAACCAGAACATCAACTATTTCATCATCGAATACAATCATGTAGTTATAATTTAGATCGACATAATTTATCTAAAATACTGATTGATAATATGATACATCATAATGGTATAGGTATATCTGCAAATCAAATTGGCATCTGGGAAAGAGCATTTGCAATGGTAAGAGACTTAGAACATCAAGAAGTTATGGTATGTTTTAATCCTCGTATTATCAAATCTTACACAGAAGAAGTCGAGATGGAAGAGGGTTGTCTATCCTATCCAGAACTATTCTTAAAAATTAAAAGACCAGATAAGATTGTTGTAAAATATGAAGATGAAGATAAGAAAACCCATAAGATAAAGTTAGAAGGACTTGCCTCAAGAGTCTTTCAACATGAATATGACCATATGGAAGGTATAGACTTCACTCAGAGAACCTAGTATAAATAACTCAAATGATGGAGATGTTATGTCTCATTTGGTTATTTCAAAGAAGAATGAAGTCTTCCTAAAGATTGAGGCAGAGCCACACGTATATTATGAACTATCGGACAGTTTTACGTTCGAGGTACCTGGCGTAAAATATATGCCATCATACCAAAAAAAGTATTGGGACGGAAAGATAAGGTTATTTAATACTCAGAAAGGAGAAATATATGTAGGATTATTAGATCGAGTAATCCAATTTTGTAAAGATCACGGTTATAATTATTCATTTAAAGATAGCGAGTTTTATGGACTTCCATTTGAGGTAAATGAATTTATCTCAAAAGAGGGTGTGAAAGATTATATTAATTCTATTTGTAAGTTCAAACCTCGTTCTTACCAAGTAGAGGGAGTATACGACGCTCTAAGGCATAATAGAAAGTTGTTGATATCCCCAACTGCTTCGGGAAAGTCTCTGATGATATATTCGA